CGAGAACGACAACTACGTTGGACTCGTGAAGAGGAGCAATATAAGTATGAACGTGATCAAGCACATAAGAAGCTTGAAGATGATTTTAATGCTCGTATTCAAGAAGCTACAAAGCAAAATACTCTTCAAGCAGAAGCTCTTCAACGTAGTTGGGAAAAGCGTGAAGCTGATCTAAAGAGTAAGGAACAAGAATTTACTACTCTGCGCGCCGAAGTTGAAGCCTTTCCTGCAAAGCTGAAGGCAGAGGTACAAAAGGCTGAGAGTATTGTAGGCAATGTTATTAAGAAGGATTTTGAGATGGAGCGAAAGCTACTAGAAGCTAACTTCAATAACAAGATTCAATTAGCAGAAGCGCAAGTAGCTTCTGAGAAGATGAAGACAGTTGAGCTTGAGAAGCAAGTAGCTTCATTGAAGGCCCAGCTAGATATGGCTCAGAAGGATATTAAGGAAATTTCTACCAAGGCACTAGAAAGTGCCTCTAGTAGGGAGACTGTGAATAGCCTCCAGAAGGCGCTAGAAAATCAGCCACGTAATATGAAGTAAGATGTAGATTCACCTATTTATGTCAGGTGAATTTTTTAATATTTTTGTTGATATAATGTATTTATGACGGCGTGGTCGAGAGGAAAGGCGCCTTAAAACGAAAAGGGAAAGTGCCCGAAAGGGTGTATACGAGTTGCGGAAGAACCGGGTCTGAGCTGTTGGGTGAAATTCCTACAGGTTCGTCGAAAGATCTCAGCAGGGAATCGCGTTTTCTCGATATACTTAAATCACGCGGGTTCAATTCCCGCCGCCGTCACAAACACTTAACAGGAGTAACTGATGCAACACTATCTACTAGAACTGGATTACAATTCCGATCCTTGGGAACGTCAATATGTTACACTTGGCGTACTAGAATGCACCGAGGAAAAGGGTGTAGAGATGGTAAATGTAATAAATGAATGGATAAAGAAAACCGCACAAGAACATCCACTAGCACCTGATTTTGGTGCGGGAGAATGGACTGATGAAGATGATGTCAAAGTGGAGAATTGGCGTCAGGTGTGTGATGATTTTAGAAAAACACTTAAATACCCTTACGGGTTGACAGACCTTGTACACGGAGTTACTAGCGGTGAGTTAAGTCTTCCTTCAGTACGATTAAATCCTGTGAAGAAATTAGAACGTATTGAATGAAATTATATTGATATTTTTAGGTATAAACATTTTATGAAGAACCTTTTCATAGGTAGATAATAAATGCCACAAACAAGACAACAGCTACTCGCGCTGTGTTTAGGTTGTACTGATTGTATTGGTGTGTATGGTTATGGTGATTTTCTATACTGTAAGTCGGAAAAAGGAAATCTCATATACTACACAGGTAGATACTGGTATCAATCAAGCTATCCAATGGAGAATTTTTTGAGTATTTCCTCTAAAACAAAATTTAATACGACAGAAGAATTAGAAATGTGGATGAGGCAACGGATGTGGGAGCTTGGTTGAAATGATAGGACGAAAAATAACGGCGCAAGATCTGTTATCCTTGTGTTTGGGTTGTGACGAGTGTGAGAGCAATATTTATATAGCTAGTGATGGAACTATTGTAGTTAAAGTGGGTAATAAAAGTTTTTGGTTGAGGTCAATTACTGGTGTATGGTCAAAACCCGAAGAACTTACCTTTACAGATGGTTATCACCACATGTATCGTCCTGATAGTCCAGGCAATATAAAAATAAGTACTATAGAACAGTTAAAAAACGCTATGAGACATAGATATTACAGATATAGTGTATAACTATTTATGAGAAATTATTGATACTTTTTTAGGTATAACTTCCTTATGAAGAAGAAACTATTGAGACTGATTACTTTTATTTTGCGCCGCAAAAAAGTAAGAAGAAAGATTAAGAAGAGAAAAATGAAACCTTTTTTCGTTCTTGTATCAACTTACAAAGATGTTGTAGCGCTTTCTAGAAAGGTTTGTAGTGAAGACTTACGGCTTTAAGAGACGAGATAAACTAACTTGTAGATATGGGTGTTGTCGTATGAGGAAGAACAAAAGACATATCACATATATACGACGAGCAAAGAAAGCTGCTCGTCGTATTAATAAAGATATTATTAAGGAGCTAGAGATCGCGGAGGTTTAATTTCTGACGGCATTGCCATACCTTCCTGACTACCTTGCTGAGAAGATTGTAGCTGCATAATTTGCCCATAAATATCAGGTGCTTCCATTTTGATAGAATTTAAAGCTGTGACTTTATCAAAGTCATTCAACTTATCAATCTCGTTTTTAGCCATTCTTGCAATACCTTGTTGATCCATTTGAAAGTTTTCATCAACTCCTCCAGCAGCAGGTTCTTGAGGTTGCTGTTGTTGAGATTGTTGCTGAGAGGCTAATTGAGGCTGAACCTGCATCATCTGCATCTTCTTCTGTGCCTGAGCTTGCCACTTGGCCTGGATGAGCTGAGCCTCTCCAGCTATATTCGCCTGCGCAATTTGACTCTTTCTTTGGTTAGTAATAAGTGCGCGTCGTTCAGAATTTACCTTCTCTTGTTCGACTACAGGATCATGATCCATGCCTTTGACGACAGTATCCCCAGAAATTAGTTGAGATTGATACATTTGTAGTTCAAGTGCGCTTCTCTGTAGATCGTCAGCCATTTTAAACTCTTCAAATGATACCTTCACTCTGTTCTTTCCAAGATAATCCGCAATAGAACCTAGGATGAAATCTTCATTTAATACTCTCATTTTAGCTCTATAGCCAATAAACTCGGTTTGCATCATTCTTAGTGACATGTTCGAGCCAGACCATGAAAGTCCACCTTTATAAAATTCAAGTGGAACACCCATACCATTACAGATCATATTTGCTTGTAAATCTAGTTCTTGAAACAGGGTGAGAGCTTTTCCGTCGGCGCCGACCACCTGAGAACCGACTGGCATAGGTACGAATCCGACGTGGTTGGGATCTCGCCGCCACTTAATAAATTCAGATTTCATATTATTCATCCATCTAAGTAGGTTGATGTTTGTATATGGAGATGTTTGTGCGTCTCCACTCTGAGGGAAAACGAAACGAAGTGGTACAATTGCCGAGTGAAGAACAGCTTCCTGTGCCTTTCTTAGCGTCTGGAAATAGAAGTTATCTTTAAGAACTGGCATAATAATAGGTTCCCCATATCCAAGCCAATCTACGTGACTAACGGACTGTCTTTGAAAATGAAAGAATTTACCTGGAGTTAGCTTCATACGTTTGTTCTGACGCATGCTATCGATAAACACCTCTGGAGTAGTTTCAATAATAACTTTCTTACCAATAAGAATTTCATTACGAGTAATTCTCGGAATTGTAATGAAATAATCTTTCCGGCCCGTTAAAGGATTGTTTTCAATGTCTACCAATTCCGGCGGAATACGAATAAGAGAGATCTCGTTCATACTTTTCTTTGGATATTCTTTTACTTGGGCCTCTCTATTTTGATAATTACAATAACTACATTTCATATCGAATCTAAGATTGCGCCAAGTGTACGTACAGTTTTCAACTTTCTCCTCTTTCTTACAATTAGAGCAGACAAGTGTTTTAATAATAGGAAATGAAATATATACGTAACAGTTACCGTATGTAAAGTAATCGAGTCCACACTCAATATTAAATTCAGGTAATCTAAGTACTTTATTACAATAATCTTCCCAATACTGTTTCAAATCAGGATCAGGATTCTCAATATACATCTTCGTAACAGGATATACAGCGAGCTTACGTACAATTGGGTTGATAATAGGAGAAGTTGTGTAATAATAACGACAAAGGTGGAAAGCTTCTTTTATTGTGCGCGGAAGGTAAAGTGAGGCTAAATCAAGAAATGGGCTAGGATATCTTAGAGATGAGTGCCACGCCCAGCTTCTACCGAAGCCAGAACCCGACACATTTCCAGCTAATCCATTAATTGTAGTATCACTTGATGAAGAAGACATTTTCCTTAGAATATACTCTCTTATCTATTTAGCAATACAAACTGAAAAAGTATCGTCTGAATTTTCTCGATAGGTTGTTGGTATAACTACTATATGAAACTACCTCAGAGGTTTATGAAAATGTTGTTTGAAAGACTTTATAAATCTGTTGTAAACCTTTATAAAGAAGATCCAAATAATTGTTTAGGTGAGTTGGAAAAAGATGTAAAAAATTTGATGGTAGAAAAGGAAGTTAATGTAGTCGAGGAAGACTGTTTTGTAGTAATGTGTATTCAAGGAGTAAATGATATTGAGTACGTATTCTATGATACAGAGAAGCGGGAAATTTCTCTAACAAATGATATTGAGTTTTGTAGTCATTTCAAACTTACTGAGTCCACCTTAGTACATGAAGTCATTGTAACCATGTTCGCCGTCGGTATGACAGGTCTTCCTTGTCTTTTGCGGACAAGAGAAGACGAAGACAAGAAACTGCTTGAGTGTATTTCAATGCCGTTAGAAAAGTTGGCATTGTTTGCGAAGAAGGATGTAGGAAATCTTATGAATTGATTATTGTTGGTTTAATGAATTAGACGGATAGGTAGATTGAGGTGTTGGAGTATTGTCGGTATTAAGACCATAACCAGGCGGTTGACTTGGTTTTTTTAACATTTTAAATGGTGTGGATGCAATGGATTCTCCTGCCATTGATCCAGCCATTCCTCCAAGCACACTTGTAGCGATACCAAGACCCTTTCCTACTTTGCCGCCGCCAAGAGCTTTAGATAACATGTTACCTCCTCGCATACCTAGCTGGTTGCCCATTAAACCTCCCGCAATATTTCCTGCAACACCAGTAGCTCTTTCTCCACGAGAGCGTCCTTGCTCGTCATACTTATTTGCAAGTGTTGGTAATGTTAACGCTGCTGGTAGTACGGTCGTAGCTTGGTTAAACCGCCCCCAAGAACCTCTCCCCATTTGATTCCAGTCTCTTTTCATCATTTTCGATGCGCCGGAAACAGCTCCACTAATCAACTGCTTGGCTACGTTAGCAGTCTTTTCATGGCCTTCTAAGTAATGATAGAAAAGAAATGTCATGTTATTAAAGTAACTTATGTTGAGAGATTTCCGATAGCATTTTATTATTTTGTTCTTTTAGATACTCAGTAGAAATTAGTAATTTAGCAACCTGTGAATCAATATCGTTCTCTTTTAATTCGCACTCTTTACTAAGACATTCTCCATATCTTTCTCTAATTTCTTTCACTGGATATGTAAGTGAAATAGATACATCAGTTGTATTCTTGTTTACTTCTAGTGGTTGAAAGTTAAATAAGCGATCTTTTTCAATAATGTCAAAAGTTTTTGAACAGCTTGGGCACGTATAGTTGAATGGAGGTAATGCTGAACCTTCTTTTCCACAATTATTACATTTATACTTAGGTTGACTAATGAAAATTTGACAGAAATCAAGAGGTTCAGGTGCATACTGAACGTTCTCATGTAGAAACACGGCGGCGCAGAAACGAGAAACCTCTTCAGAGAAAGCTACCTCTCTAAGAATGTTCATTATATCGACGGTATTGTATAAATAGGGAAGTGGATAATCAGTTAAGTGAAGAACTTCACGAGAGAGCGGAAGTCCGTTTAGTGAATGAAAGATATTTAGAAATAGTTCCCAGTGCTCCCAAACAGCGTCCGTAACTAATAGAGTCTTCACAGCCATGATTTTGTTAAACACTGTATTACTCATAACAGTTGGTGCGATTTTCTTATTAATTTCGTGCGCAAATACTTCTGATGACCAAGTAATAACTTCCTTCTGATCTTGCTCAGTAACTTTTAGCGCGGCAAGAAAAAGAGATATTGGATGTGCTTTGTCATCTGCGAAAATATTCATAAAAGGAAGAATAGCAGATTTCATCGAGGTGAAATATATAAAAGATTTATTGGTATAATAAGTATGTAGGAGGAATTATGGCGTACGTAGGCAGAGTAGTAAATGGTGTTCTTCTTTGGTTTGAATCGCCCCGCAGATTGGATCAACAGAAACAAGACCCGCACAGTTCGTGCGGGTCTTGCAACAAGAAATACAAGCAAAAGAAAGGAAAAAAGTATTGTTCGCGGGCGTGCAAGGAAATTGCACATAAAAAACGGAATAAAGTAAAAAAGAAGAGTTCGTCCCTGTCTGTTGTGCGAGAAGTCAAAAAAGCTATTGAGGAGGTATCGAAGTCTCCTTTGGGTCAGGCTTTAAGCTCAGTTAAGGCGATGCCTGTAGTTATTAAGGAGCCTGTTAAAGGCAACAAAACAAGGGCTTGTAAGGGATGTAGTAAAAGGTTTACCCCACCGACAGGTCAGGGAAGACACAAACTGTTCTGCACTGTAAAATGCAGAACAAAAGTTCGCAACAAAAAGGCAAGTGAAAAAATCTTGCAAAAGAAGCGGGAGATTAGAGCACAACCGCGAGAATGCCAAAACTGTACTAAGAGCTTCAAGGTAGAGAATCCGAACGGCCCTCTACCGAAGTTCTGCTCGGCGGTATGCCGGGTTGAACACCATCTTCCACCAGCAAACAAAAAGACGGCAACCAAGAAGGAGCCTCCGAAGAAGACTTTTGTGGAGCGTGTAGCCGAGCACCTACCAACTCCGACGGTGGTTGAGTCTGTGAAGGACCAACCAGCCCCGAAGGCGGTAGTACCCACCTGGGAAGCTATTTGCTCGGACGCCAACGAGCTAGGTGTAGATTTGGAGGCTGAGCCTAAGAATGGGCAGAACTTCTACATCGCGCTGCTCATGGCCCGTCGGGCGCACCACTATGAGGAGTGGAAACAGCTGATCAAGAGCCAAGACTGCCGTATTCGACAATATCCAGAAACGTACATCGCCCTCAAAGGCGTTTCTGGAATCGGGGCTGTCGCAGCGGCTCGGGCACTAAAAGCCCGTATGAATATGTAGTAGGGATGGGAAGGTCGGTAAAACCTTCTCTTTAATTATCTGAAGCGAATCTTACCGGCGAGATTTGAAATGCCTTGCCCAACACTTCTAGCCATTGGCGATGTATGTTCCATAAGGTTGGTTCCCATGTTTGTTAAATGAGGAGCTACTTTATTTGTTAATCCCTCTTGCACTGCACCTCTAATCTGTGGCGCATTTTCTTTTAAAGAATGAGCCATTTCATATGTAGGATGAGCCGCAAGAATACCCAGTCCACCAAGCTCGTATTTAGCATGACTTTTATCGTGTTCACTAGCATTTGGATCAAACATAGTTTGAGCAGAAGGTACGGCCAATACTCCAAGTCCAAGATTTTCTAGCGCCGGCACAGCATTACTTTTTGCTACGCCTTTTATTTTAGAAAGTATTCCAGGACTAGGTGCAAAAGCCGTCTTTTCAGTCATTTTGTCGTACAATTTCTTACCACCATAAGCCGCTCCTGCTAAACCTCCAGCGACAAGTAAACCTTTTGCCCCCTTGTTAACTAGTTTTTTCTGTTTTACGTTTTTTATATGACTGCTAAGAGTGTTTTTCTCTCCCGGATGAGAGTGCATATTCGTTACAATTTCTTTGCGTCTTTTTAAGGTATCTTCCTTAATTGCTCCGTTGTAAGGCGCCGGACCTTTTCCAGTAACCCCAAAGGTTTGTGCTCCTTGGTGAGGTGTATAGTTAGGAGATTTCATATGCATCTTTTCAACGTCAGTCGCGGCGCCTATTCTAGCACCTCTTTCAACGTGCGCACGCCTCTTTAACTCATTGCTGATAGCTATTTTCTCTAAGATTTTATCTAAAGCCATTATTGAATTGTCTCCCCAAAGGCGTATCTAGCCAAAATGTATTTACGATCTTTATCTAATCTTTCAAAGGTTCTAACAGGATCTCTTACAATATCTTCTGCTAAGGAAGGTCCAAACATCTCTTTTAGATTGTGGTATTTAGTAGTTAGCTTCTTTAGATGGTCCTTTGTAATAAGAACTTCTCTATGTTGATATCTCCAAGTATCTTCTTCTGCTACTTTTTCCTGTGCGCCGAGAGTAGAATAGAAAGGATCTGGTAGAATCTGATCCCAATATTGATCCAAATTATATTCTCTATCAAATACTTCAAGAGCTTCCGCAAATGTATGCGGAGATACAGTTTCAGCATTCTTAACTAGTTCGTCAATTACATACTGCTCCTCTGGAACCAAGTATTCTTTGCGCATATCAGTGTAGTACTTAAACATCGGATCATATGAAGTACCGGCGTATTTAGCTGTGATACTAGAAACACCTAAACACAGTTCTTCCGCCCTCTTGTATAACTGAGAAGCAAATTCTACTCTATCTTGAGGAGAGAAGTGTGTATGATACTTATCAAAATACGTTGAAGCTGTTTTTACGTCGCTGTAGGTATTTAGAGGATACTTATTTAGAGCGAGTTTCTCAGTACTTTTTCCTTTTTTATCATCCTCAAACTTCTTATCAAATGGACCTTCCTCTCGTGTAGACTCTGGACTTCGTGTGTAAGTAAGTGGTTTACCTGCGTCTGAATATCCTTCTTCGTCTACAACTCTATCAAGAGAGAGCTGTTCACTCCAATCCTTCTCTCTAGTTCTAAGTTCCACACCCTTTGCCTTTAATCTCTCGACGGCGCCGTTAAATGATTCAGGAATCGGACTCTTGAATCTGGTGATATTTTCCATAAGATTAAACATCGCTTCTTTGTATAGTTCTCTTGGAAGTGTATGTCCTAACTTATCGAAGTAATAAGCACTTAATAGAAAATTACCTTGGTCGTTTACTGGGTAGCGTTTAACTCCGTCGTCAATTAAGGCGAAGTCGTGGTTGTTCGTCGGATACTCTGCTTGCTTAACTACTTCTGGAATCTCTTCGACAGATTCAAATAGTTCTTTTAATAGCGACGGATCGTCGTAAAAGTCTAAAGTTGCCGAAGCGAGCTTCTTATTCATAGAGACAGTGTAAAATTTTTTGACTAATTGTTGGTATAAAAAATGAAAGGAACAGGAATAAAACATTTTCAACAAAGGAACAAAAATTTGAAGTGAGTAAATGGCAATAAGAAACCCAGAAGCTGTAGATAGAAATGGTATTCCTATGTGTTTTACTGAGTATGCGGAATTTTCTGAAGGGTGTCAGAAATGTCCTGCTGATATAAAAGACCGCTGTATAGAAGAGCAGAGTGAGGAGGATAAAAGAGATCCTGATCTTGTTGATAATTATCTCGGTAAACCGCGCTGTTATAAACGGTATAGTGAGTATAGTACCAAATGTAATAAACGCTGTGATTTTTCTGATGCATGTTCAAAAGAAAACGAGACTAAAAAGACCGACAAATTCTACTTACCTGTTATCAAGCAGTCTCCTAGTAGCATAAAAAACGTGTACGAATACAAACAACATTCTTCTACGGTAGTAAGTCCATTTTCATCAAGTCCTTCTAGTACACAAACAAAAACCATTTTTTCTGCGCCGAATTTTGATAAGAAACCTTATATTTCACAAGAACAAGCTGAGGAAATTTATGGAAGACGGTTACATCCAAACCCAGTCATTGATGGTCAATTTGAAGGGGAGTCTTGGTACTCTCGTTTAATGAAAGAGTTTGTGTTGAAAACAACTCAACATGCAGTACATGTAATGGGTACTTTACTCATCGACATGTTAGGAAAGGTAAGATGGGCACCGACCGACGAAGACTAATAGATGATATTTTTGAAGTGTTTCTATACTTTATTTTTGGTATTATTTGTTTTTTCTTGGTGGCCGCTCTTTGCTTTATAGCTGGAGTTGAACCAATGTTGGGATATTGGCTAACCTTATTTTGTTTAGTATCTATTCTTCTACATAGAGAGTTTTAGTGGAAATAGAAAAGGAAGTTAAATATACAGTTAATCAAAAGTGGTTAGAAAATATGTACTTTAATAATACGTTTAATCAACATTTAAATTTATTGAATATCCATAGCTACGGTAAACATTTAATTGTTTATTATGACTTTGGTACTGAACTATATGATAGAGGGGATACGTTCCGCCTGACGTATAGGAAAGACAGAAATAGAGGAACGTATAAAGTAAATAAAGGTAAAGAAGGGTGTATGCGTATATGTGAAGAACACCATTTCCCATTTACTAAAAATGTTAATCCACATAAAAAGTACGTAACTGAATTAGATGGATTACCTGATACAGGGTTTCCGTTTCTAGAAAGAGTGTGTTGGGTATTGGTACATAGGGTAAAAGGAACTTTACTAAATGTTCCTGTTGAGATAGATACTTGCCACATTATGGTCGGATCAGAAAGAGTTAGATATATGGAAATAGAAATTGAAGATATTGTTCCTACAGAAGAGTGGGTCAATGAACTAAAAAAATTTGGCTCTGTTGAAGAAAGTAAGAAAAACAAGTATCAAACTGTGTATGATCTTGTCTATGGACGCTAACACAATATACGTATCTACTAATTTATTATTACCGTACAACCATTTTCCAGCAGATTTTTGTGAAATATCTCTAACTATGTATTCAGGTAGAAAGAAGTTAAAGTTTATTAATAGAGGGAAAACTCATTTTTCTGTGCCCAGATTTTATCTTACTGACGAGGAATTAAAAGATGCAGGTTGTCCAATCATATATCTACCAGAACCTCAGTTTGAAGAGATTGATTTTAAGCATAATATAAAGATTCGGTATTCACAAGAACAAGCCTGGGAAGCTCTATCAAAGGCTAACTCAGGCTTTTTAACTTTGGCGCCGGGAAAAGGTAAAACTGTTTTGAGTCTATTAAAAATTGCTCAAAATAGAACACCAGCACTAATAAGTGTAAACACCACAACTCTTATAGAACAATGGAAAGAGAGAATTGAAGAGTTTATGGGTATTACTGATGTCGGTGTTATAGCAGAAGGTAAAATGGATTGGAAAAAACCAATTTGTATAGCAACCATCCAATCTCTTGTTGCTTGTTTAAAGAATAAAAAAATACCCAAAGAATTTCATAACTGGTTTGGGCAGTATTATGTAGATGAGGGTCATCATATTGGTGGACCAGAATTTTGTACTACGGCCCAGTTATGTAATGGTAAGAAGTATATTCTGAGCGCAAATTCTGAAAGAACTGACGGAGCTGAAAGATTTATCAAGTACTTCTTTGGACCGACGATTTATAAAGATAATGGGTATGAACTAGAGCCAGTTATTAAAATCGTCCCTATTTATGGATCTCCTGTTAGCTCGGATAATACAGAGAAAGAAATGACTCTTATTTCCCTCGACAGAAAAGCCAATACAGAAAAGAGTATTTGGATTAAATACTTTTCGAGGGATAGAAAATCCATTGCTGTATCGACTCGTGTTGAACAGTTAAGAGATCTTAGTGAGGGTTTTAAGAGAAATTCTTGTGTTATCGTCAGTGACACGCCGAAGAAAGAAAGATTACCACTTCTAAAAGCATCTCAGATCTCTTTCATTATAGATAACTTTGGTGTAGAGGCTCTAGACTGTCCTGAGTTGGATACTCTCTTTATGATTCTTCCTGTAAGCGCCGATAAGAAAGTAAATCCAGATGGGACATATAAATTACTAGGTAATAATTTGATACAAATTATGGGTAGGATCTTACGAGCACACCCAACAAAAAAAGATCCTTTAGTTATTATTTTCGATGATGTAAACGTACCATCTGCCCACAGACAGGTGGAAAACCTAGTGAGGGTTCTAAAACAAAATGGATTCAGGTATAGCTACGAAGATAGAACACTTGACGATATTAAAGGAGAGTTACAACGACTGTACAAAATGTCCCAAACTTTGTGAGACGAGAAGCACAGTCGTATTTGGGACAGGTTCTCCTTCTCCAGACATTATGATAATTGCCGAAGCTCCTGGAGGTACAGAGGATACGAGGGGAGTTCCTCTTATAGGAGATTCGGGAAGGTTACTTGATTATTTACTATCTATTGCATCTGAAGACGAGAGATTGATTAAGTTATCAAAGACTTTTTCTTTCTCTCGCGGCGGGTTTGGTAAAAATGCTTATCTATGGCCAGATCATGAAAAAGCAAAAGCAATCTTATGTGAACGTATTTTCTATACAAATACTATTATGTGTTGGCCGGGAAAAGGTAATAGAGATCCTGAGCCTGTAGAAGTTGAAAATTGTAAAGACAGGCTATTAAAAACTGTTTATATAGCAGATCCAAAGATTATTATCTCTGTTGGCGCGTTTGCCGCAAAAACCCTTATGAATAAACGAAGTTTTTCTATTACAAAGGAAAGAGGGAGAATCCACGATGTTACAATTGCTGGCACTCATATCGGTGTTAAATATCCGGTTATGTCCATATTACATCCGTCTTATTTGATGCGGAATCCTGACTTTGAGAATAGCGAAGGTATTTGGACTGCTACAAAGAAGGATTTAAAGAAGGTGTTTCAACTTCTAACGGAGTTAGAAAAATGCTCGTAAACTTGACTTGGTTAAAAGAACAGACGGAAGAGTTTATGCAAAGTAAGAAAAATAAAGTATCTGTAGGTGAGTTCAAAGGTATGGGTATCTTGTATGAATACTTACTAAAACAAATTAATCAACTAGATCTAGATGAAAAGATGATGGAGAGAAAATGATTAGAGGCAAGTCTCCTATTGATATGATTGTTCTTACTGATTTATCAATTACTACTAGTCCAGAAAAAGAAGATTTTAAATTCCGCGCGATTTTCATTAGAGAAGATGGCGCAGAGATGGGTACATTTGAGGGAAATCCTCAAAACTGTTATCTATCAGAAACTACTCAAGAGACGTTTAAAAATCTATACGAATCGTTAGAGAAGGATATTTATCATCATCTGTTTACAGAAGTTCCTAAAGAGGAAGAAGAAAAGAAAGTAGCTCCTCCATCGAAGCTACAACAACTAATTGATAATGATCAGTACGATGTATGAAAATTAATGAAGAAATTCGCCTCATAAATAAAATTCTATTAACCTCAGACTATTCTACCGTCGAGAAATTGAAGGTAGATAAGGACTTCTTTAAAGACAAAGAGTGTAGAGATGCTTTTGAGTATATTCGTAATTATACAAAGAGTGTAAATACTTATGGATACGTACCTTCTCAGCAAATCTTCTCTAAGAAGTATCCAGGCTTCCTCTTACTAGACGAAGTTCATGAGAATATTCCTGTTTTATGTGCAGAGTTAAGAGACAGCCTTATGAAGGCTCAGCTTGATGTTATCATTGAGCAAGCGTCTATGCTGCGCGGAGAGCCTTATAAAGTTATAGAGATGCTCCAATCTAGTGTTTCTGATATGCTCTCTCAGCATACAGCGAACAACAGGATTATGAAGATTGAAGAGTGTGGAGATATGCTACTAGAAGATTTGAAGCGATTATCTGAAAATAATGGTATTATGGGAATCCCTTGGCCTTTCCCGTCGCTAAATGAGCAGACTATGGGTATTAAGAAAGGTGACTGGATTATTGAGTACGGTCGCCCCAAATCAGGTAAGACAAGTATTGTCGTCGCGGCTCTTGAAAGAATTTATGAAAAAGCTAAAGTGAGGGTTGGAGTATTCAATTTTGAAGATTCCCCCTTCGATATTCTTAGATTATTTCAATCATATCGCGCCAAAGTAGATTACTTTGATTTAAAGCGTGGATATCTACCAGAAGGTGATATCAAAAGATATGAGGAAGCTTGTGCATCTTTGAAGACTGAAGGAGAAAGTGGCAAGTTATTTTTTGTTGAGGAGTGTCCTGGCGCAGATTTGAATCATATTAAGAGTAGAATCGACGAGTTTTCTCTAGATATTGTTGTTATAAACGGCGTTTACTTCTTGAAGGATGTTGGTAGTAAGAAGATCGATATGGATTGGAAGGCGGTTACTAACATTAGCCGCCAGGCCAAACAATTAGCTAAAGAGAAACAAGTAGCAATTATCGGTATTACACAAGCAAATAGACAATCAGAGCAAGTAGCATATGCAGACGCCTTCTCTCAAGACTGCGATGCTATGATTAAAATTGAGCCTATTAAGAGAATCAAAGAAACAAAGGAGATGTGGACAAAATGCAACCTTGAATTAGCTAGAGGTGGTGGACAACCTACAGAATTTTGTATCTATACCAAATTAGGTATTTCTATTCAGGAAGTAGCTTTTCCAGAGGACGAGATTAAAGTAGAAAATCCGGCAGAGAAAAAAGGTCCAACTACAACACCGTTTGGATTTACTCCAGAAAAGCCTAAAGCAAAGAGAAAAGTATTCGATTAAATGAAAAACTTCTTTAAAGAATTAATGGACGAACTAATTCACAATCTTCGATTACTCTTTAGGAACACAACAGTTAAGGGAAACATTAATATAAATATTCCTACGAATTATAATGTTGTTGATATTAAGAAGCAAAAAAGAAAAACAAAAAGAGTGGTAACAACGGTGATTGAATGATAAAAAAACTTCTCCTTTGTCTGTTTATGGTTGGTTGTTTTGATGCGTCGGTAGTATCAAAATTACAGCTAAAATGTAGTAAAGAACGTCCTGGATGTCAGCCAGGATTTTTTTGTTACATTCCGAATGATTCTATCAATGGTGAAGGGATGTGCGTTGACTCTCTAGTAATAAGAGATCCGACTGTAGATTTTTCTAACGGCACTCTTATTACAGATTTAAGTCAACCTAATATCGATATGTCTATGGATCTAACCAGTCCTTTTGACTTTTCTGTTCCTCCCAGTACTTGTAGTGGCGGCGGAGGAACACATATCGGAAATGGTATCTATGCATGTAAAGGAACTTGGGTACTCGGTATGGCTACTAGTCTGTGTAATAATGGTAAAGTATGCAGTTCTATAAATAGTCTTCAAAAGAGTAATTGTGACGGGACTGCTGGTTTCTACTTTATCTCAGCCGGTGGGTCGGTAGACAGTACTAAGAGCGTGTACGAATGTCTGACCTATACTACTACTGGGAGGACGCCCATCTTCTACGGATGTGGCCAAGGAGGTTCCACTGCCGGTATTGTGTGCAATGGCGCACAAGGATACGTACCCTGTATGCCTGCAAGTAGCTTTACTTGTACGGTAGATGTTACATCTATTGTAAGTACGGGATCAACAAGACCTAACACGGGCGTTCTCTGTTGCCCGTAAGGAGGTAGCACATGTACTTAGGATTGTTTCTAACAGGGCGTTCAGAAGATGCTTTACGAAGTTGTTTTGAACAAGAATTGGATAAAAATCTTCACTTAACAATTATTCATACTGCAAAAGAGAATAAAGTAGAACGACCTGGTAATAAAGAGTTTGATCCAGTTGTTCTACAAGCTACTTTTGAGACTGGTTCTTTTGCTAAATTTGGTAAAGATAAGGATATGTGGGTTGTTAGAGTAGTTGATACAGATGGCTGGTTAAAAAGTACTAGATACCACATCCAAAAGTGGTTTGAAAAGAATCACTACGAATATTCTGATGATTACAGTTTCAGCCCGCACATTACTTTGACTAAAGCGCCCACACTCACACTTAAAAAAGCTTTACCAGTGTCGCTTACGTTTAATCCTTTTGCTAAGTGGGTTTGTTAACTAGGTCAAAAAGGGAGAAAAAGAAGATGATCAACTATTTCGTGCTAGAAGAAGTTACAGATGATGGCGAAGTTCTAACAACCTTTATTCCTGATACTAAGGATAATGAAGAAAGTATTATGAAGATTGAAGAGTATATTGAAGCTCTTTGTGAGTTTGATAATAGTTTAGACGATGTTTTTTCCTTTTGGCGCGGCGAGCTTGACAAAGGAACACTCAAATTGCTGTCTAGTACTTATGGAATTATTGTAGCAGAATCTTTTGATCCAAACTTCCTAAAACAGGACTGGAAGCACTTAGATAGTATGAAGGACGATCTGTATGTAGAAGATACTCTGATCACACAAGACGTACTTGAGAGATATCTTATTAGCTAGTGTTTGTAGTATTTGAAGGTTTAGACGGATCAGGTACATCAACCCAACTAGCTATTATAGGAGCTTGGTTGGGTTGTTTTACTACGTTTGAACCTACAAATGGTCCTATCGGTGCGCTCATTCGAGAAAAGTTGAGAGAAGGTGGTTTCTCGAATGAGACTATGGCTTTACTTTTCGCCGCCGATAGAAAAGAACATAATAAACAGATAAAGAGTCAACTAGAACAGAATAAAACAGTTATATGTGATAGGTATGTATATAGTTCATTGGCTTATCAAAGTTCTATTGGTGTATCTATGGATCTTATTAAGAAGATCAATGAAGATTATATTAAGCCAGATTTGATACTGTATTTTAAAATAAGTGCAGAAGATTGCGCAGAAAGAATGAAAGGTAGGAAAAAGGATTCTTTTGAAAATATTGAACTACAAAAGAAAGTAGAGACTGCTTACCAACGTGCATTAAGTGACGCTGCTAATGTTGTGTATATAGATGCTACTAAGTCAGTAGAAAATGTAACTGAACAATTGAAGACCGCTATTACAGCCTCTTTATGTAAAACAACAAAGACATACGTATATTAAACCAACGAAGGAGGATTGTATGCTTGAGATCCTACTAACCAAAGGTATTCCTGCATCCGGCAAAAGTACTTTTGCTAAGAAACTGGCTGAACAGGGCTCCCATACTCGGGTAAATAAGGACGATTTGAGAGCTATGTTACACTCTTCTGTATTCACTGAGGCTAATGAGAAGTTCGTACTTTCTACTCGCGATTTTATCGTCGAAGAGTGTCTAAGAAAGGATCTGTCTGTAGTTGTTGATGATACGAACTTCGACGGACAACATTTTAAGAGAATGTGCCTCATTGCAGAAAAATACTCAAGTAAGGGTATTGTTGTAAGAGAGAAATACTTTCCTATTGAGTTGTCGGTGGCACATGAAAGGAATGATGCCCGTACCGTCGGAAAGATTCCTAGAAGCGTTATTGATAAGATGTATAAAAGATATGTAGAAGGAAAGACGATAAAAGAACGCTTCCATCAAGTGGCTTCCTCTAAGAGAGATGAATTGACGCGACCTAAAAATAGAGAAAATTTACCTTTATCTTGCGTTTTTGATATAGATGGAACCACGGCGCTGATGAATGATAGATCTCCCTTCGATAAATCTCGATATAACGAGGACTCCCCAAATCCCCCTGTTATCGATGTAATCCTCACTTATTATGAGAAAGGTTATAAAATATTATTTGTTTCTGGTAGGGACGAGGAAGGAAGAGAAATAACTGAAACGTGGCTTAAAACTCACCTCACTATACAAAATAAACCAATACAGTTTGAATTGTTTATGAGAAGGAATAAAGATACCAGAAATGATAGTATTATTAAAAAGGAACTGTACCAACATAATATTGAAAATATTTATAATGTTATTTTTTGGTGTGATGACAGGGATCGTGTTGTAAAAGCGGTAAGAGAATTAGGTATACCGTGTTTCCAAGTTGCGTATGGTGATTTTTGATAACTACGACTTTGTACAAAATATTTGTAATTGATTATAAAATTGTAGATAATAGTGTATGCTTGCAAAAGAGTTAATAAAAAATAAACCACCAGTAAGTAACACTTGTGGTATATACGCCATCTATTGTATTTTTAATCAGAAAATATATATTGGGCAATCAAAAAATATGTATAACAGAATTAGCTATCACAAAAGAGTTATGAGAAGAAATAAACATGAAAATTCATATCTTCAAAAAATACATAATAAATATGGAATGAAATCCTTATTATTTGTTGAATTAGAACAATGTGAGAAGGAGTTTTTGAATGAAAAGGAGCTATTCTATATAAAACTTATAGAAAAAAAGTATTTGATAAATTTAAAAATTGATGGCATAAACGGGACTTTTCGATTATCTGAGCGAAGTATCAATAAAATGTCAAAATCTATACATAAAAATTGGGAAAGCCCTGACTACAGAAATAAAGTAAAGAGCAGTAAATTCACCTGTGAACAGGCGAACGAAATACGAAATACTTTTTGCGAAAACCCTTATATAACTATTTTGGCAGAAAAATACGGGACTAGTATTCATGTTATTTTCAATATTATTCGCGGCAGGTCTTATATAAAAGGTTGCGACAAAATGCTTCTAGAAAAAACAATGGTTGTTAAATGTGTTCGATCTGATAGGCACATATCCTTCATAAAAAATAATGTAAAAAATCAGTGGAAGAATGAGAGTATTAGAGCCAATATGATAGAAAATTCCAAAAATACAAAAAGAAGAAAACGCGCATTGAGAAATCAACACACAGTCAACTAAATGACAGGAATCCCGTAGTTCGCGGCTGGAGAGAAATGGGCTTAACGTGTTTTCAAGTAGCAGAGGGAATGTTTTAATGACTAAATATCTTCTTATCTCTTTACTCTTTTTCGCGGCCTGTAATAAATCTTGTTTTGATAGTAATAGTACTCAAATGAAGTATAAATATCAATTGCTACAAAGCGAGACAAAGAATAGAAATGAAAGAGGTATTTCCTCCAATAAGTAATAAAGATACTGAAATATTAAAGTCTTTACCAAAAGGGGCAGTACTAACGGTAATCCGTATATCTGGAGCTAAATATATAGGATCATTTAATAGACTCAAAGACGGTGTACTTCATTTATATAGTGTATCCGTTATCAACAAAGATGGAGGGCTGGTGAATTGTAAGCATAAGTATGTTAGAAAATTTCCTATAAACACTATTCACCTCGCCGCCAAAGAGAAGTGAATAAGAAGAATGGTTATTCTAGTATGCGGAGGACGTACTTATAACAATAAAGATAAAGTAAACGAAGTACTCTCTTCTATACATAAAGAGAAACCAATAACGGTTCTTATTCATGGCGCCGCGAAAGGTGCAGATACATTGGCTGGATACTGGGCAAGAGAGAACGGTATCAAAGAAAAACAGTATCCAGCTTTATGGAATACATATGGAAAAGCCGCCGGAAGTATAAGAAATCAACAGATGTTAGATAGTAATACTATTGAATTAGTAATCGCTTTTCCTGGCGGCAAAGGAACTGCTGATATGGTTAGTAGGGCTAGAAAGAGTGGTATAGAGGTTAAGGAAATTAAAGTTGAGCCATATGTAGTATCTTTTATAGATTGTAGTGCAACATCTCATGACTCTTTTGAAGTTAGCTATTCTATTATAAAAAATGGAAGAAAGAAAAGAGACTGTTTGCTGGGCGGGTCTGCATCAATTAATAACTCTTTTGAAGAAGTAACTTTTGAATATTACAAGGGATTATGTAGTAGACTCTTCGATCCGCACACTTATAGAAACTTCCCTGTACCTAGATTCTCCTCAAAGGATGTATGTGTGCAGTCTATGGGTATTTATAGTCTTCGCGGCGAATCTATATATAGAAAATACGGATTTGAAGGCTGCTCTTTTGATTTTTCTAAAGCAGATGCGCAAAAGAATAATGTATTTATTAAAGAAATTAGCTGTACAAAGATGCTAACTACTCCTATCTGGGCATATGTTGCTAAAGAGTTACTTAATAACTTAGACTATGAAATATACATCTTTACAACCTCTATAAATAGAGAGAACACACCGACTATGTGTTCGTTAGTACTAACGCCGTCTGTTGAGGGTGACTCAAAATGAGTAAGCTGCTAAAAGCACTGAAGGCTGGTGTAGAGGCTTTTAGAATGACATATAGAGGTTGGACCGTAGACGAATATAAAAAATATGATAAAGATGACTACTATATAGAAGCAAGTATTTGGTATGACAGGGTACTGCCTTATGATGAAACGCCGGTTGGATGGAATGTAAGTAGGAAAGGGTATACATATACAAAATTATGTGAAACACCTTTTGAAGCAACAATTTTCGCGGACAAGTTAATACAAAAAGGATAAAGGAAAATTCTTAATGGGTTACTGTACTCGTTTCACGCTATCTACTAATGTATATGAAGATAGTTTAGTGAAGGATATCGAGAATCTTTGTGATGGGTATTTTTCTATTGTTGCGCCGAGTTATACTAATGGTATATGGGTAGAATCAGATCAAAAAGTTAAGTGGTATAACCACGTCAAAGATATGAAAAACTTGTCTAATAAGTATTCTACAGTTGAGTTTAAATTAGATGGAGTTGGAGAAGATCAAGGGGATGTTTGGTATAAACTCTTTCTCGGCGGCAAAATGAAAGTAGTAAAACCAACACTAGTATGGCCGTCTCAAGCCGAAGTAGACAAACAGGAGTGGAAATGACACCAGAAGAAGTTCTCCTTATCGAAGAAGGGGGTTATGTAGAAGATTGTCGAGGTAAGGTTCTAAAAGTTACTACTAGCAATCCTGAATATACATACGGAGATAGAAAGGTGTATCAATTCTGTTATGAACGATTACCTTTGAAATTAGCTGATGACGTTATTGATGTTTATGAGTACTTTTGCCGCCTTTTAAATAAAACCTATATTTATGATAAGGAACTTACTTTAGAAGATGGGGCTATCTGTTCTGCGCGAAATTGTTGTAGTTATATTGGAAAAAATAAAGACGATGGTTCAATATCTAATCAAACTGTTTAATGAGAATCATATTAACTTACTATCGTTAGTTAATCTTTTAGAAGAGTTATTAGAGAAACAACCAGAAGATATTGAGTTAAAAAACAAGTTAGCTACATATTCTGGTTTGTCAAAACAACTGTCTGAGTGTCTCAATAATATTGATGATGGGAAAGATTCAGAACATTTAGAAAAAGAGTTAAGAAGTGTACTAGGAGATATGCATCCAGAAATATTGAACTTAGAAAGAGTTAAGCGCTGGGTAAATTTTAAAAATAACCGACTAACCAGTACACTCAAAGATAATTAACCATGTTACAAGCTTTTTCCATACGAACACTTATAGATAAATGTAATAATGAAGACTTATTAATTCCCAGCATACAAAGGGGTTTTGTGTGGAAATCCTCACAAGTGCTGGCTTTATTAGATAGCCTAAGAAAAGATATACCTATACAGTCATTTATTTTATGGAAAACGCGCGAAAATTTAATATGTAAAACCATAAACGACCAAACCCCGGAAACTGTAAATACAGAAAAGTCTTATGTATTAGATGGACAACAAAGGATAAAAAGTATATACAAACTCTTTTCTTCTGGTGGGTGTAGAGGTTTTATAACGGAGGAGGCGGAAATTAAATTTGGAGACACTATTACAGAAAAAAGCATACCTTTATGTATGCTTCTAGAGGATAGTGTTAGATCTGTTCTAGATATTTTCAATAATGTAAAAATCAAAAGAACCGAGAAGTTAGATAGATTGTTGAATGAGCTGTTTTTATTAATAGATAAAGAAATACTTTATTTTTATGAATTGAGGAAAGTAAAGGCTATGGATATGTTTGAAATATTTAAAAGAATAAATATAAGCGGAACCAAATTAAGTACTTCAGAGTTAGTAAAATGCGTATTTAACTATTATTGGTCTGACTCTATCCACGAGATGACTAAAATTTCTCATCTGTATAAAAAAGAAAATATACATTTAAGTATAGAGAATATAGTTTCAGGTATTCGCATACACTATACACACAGAGAGAATAAAAATACTAAATATAGTGAGATAATAGCGCAGGAACTTGCCGACTTTGCTAGATCGGAATGGAAATATTTAAAGAGCGCTTATTTAAAGGTTTTAGATTTTAGAAAGGATCTTCCACTTATAAACGGCTCATTAGTGAATATGTGTATGTTTTATTTTTTATACGAGAAAACAGATATAACGTACTTAACTAAGTACTGTTATTATTATATCACCAATAAACTATATAATAGATCTACAGATACACAAATGTTTCACTGGATTAATCAATTAGTTAGCGGAGCAGTAGAATCATTTAATATTTATTATGAAAGTATTCCAAAAAGTTTGTTGCTGAAGTTACTATATAATATAACAATGAAAGATACTATGTTTGATAGTACATTGAGTGAGGATCATATATTTTCAAAAAGTGAGTTAAAGTATTTAGGTATAGATAATTACGATGATGTAGGAAATCTTCTTATGCTTCCTGTATCAGTAAATAGTAAAAAAGGTAATATGTCGGCAATCTCTTTTTATGAGAAAAGTATTTATAATAAACAGATACTAATAACAATTCCACATACGTTGTCTTCACAAATATATCAAAACTTTATTAAAGAACGAAACCAAAAAGTGAGAGAGTTGGTTATCGATTACTTCAAAAATACTTTAGGTGTAGTTGAGGAGGTTAAGTAAATGAAAACACAACTAGAAATGATGGTATCAGACTGTGAAAGATCTTTACTATCTGGGCAATTTAAGTTTGATGAAGAGTGGTTAGATAATTTTCTTATGGCGGCAAAAGACTATATGAATGAGTACAATGAGAAAACAAATGGTTATGAAGATGAGGTTGAAGAGTTAACTAATAAATTAAAGAGAGCTAAAAAACAACTTACTTATGTGTATGACGCAGTAAACGATGTAGATAACGAATTAGATTGTTAGATATAAATTAACCTTAAATTGTGAGGTATACGAAGATAATGGCCAAGTTCCTTGGTAAATGCTCTGGTTGTGGAGACATATTTACTAACTATAACGAACAGCCTATCCAATATTGTAATGTCTTGTGTCAATTGGCTAATCCTGTAATTGAGGGTTTTATTAAACAGGTATATGTAGGAGAAATTCGTTTAGCCAAATCGGTCAAAGCAAAAGGGACAACTAAGTTAAATGAGTGAGATTTTGAAAAAGGTTATTACTGTACTTTTTGTTGTATTTATTTCTTCCAGGTGTTTTGGAGAAACTACAAAAGAAGAAGATATAAAAGAGATATTCGGAGAAAGAACGGATTGCGCCGAATTTTCAATACTGAATACTACCTATTTAAATAACAAAAAACTAATAGACAGCTTTTATGTCTGTTCTCTTGAAAATGAAAATAAAGGGTTTATTAAAGATATTAGTGAAGAAAAGCTAAATGCACGTAGGTATTCAGGGTTTGTTAATGTACAAACACTTAGAGAGCTACAATACAATATTGTAACTAATAATAAATTAATAAAACAGTTTATTAATCCTCTTTCTTGTCAACACCCTGCTGTAAAAACTTTAATGAGTTGTCTAAATACAAATTACGGAGATTCTGTACTTAAAAGTAGTGCTCAATGCGAGAAGTACTTAAATATATCTATATTAATTGACTATTTTTATTATGCAATGGGTTTATGTCAATATGAAGTTAGTGCCCCTAATAAATATAAAAACTGCGAGAAGGACTGGGCCTTTCCTTCTATTAAAAGACCTCCTTGTAAGTAAATGACTATCGAAGAGATTCTCTCTCAACATATAAAATTTGAGCGTCGAGGAAGAGAGTTTGTTTTCTTATGCCCTTTTCACCAAGAGAAGACTCCTTCTTGTTCTATGAACATGTATACAGGAATGTTTCATTGTTTTGGTTGTAAGAAAGGTGGATCTCTTAACAAGTTTCTTTCTCTTCTCGGCGCCGAAAAAGTTGAGTATGAAGTAACAAATATAAATTTTGAAGAACCTATAAGAGATAAACAGATTATAGATGAAGGTGTACTGACATATTTTCAATACCAACCTACAAAGCTAATAGAACAGGGCTTTGATGAAGAGTTACTATGGAACTATCGTATAGGGTTTCACTTAGAAAGAAAGAGAAATATATTTCCTATTAGAGATGAATCTGGAAATTTACTTGGTGTTTCTGGTGGAAGTATCTGCGGCGGAATACCAAAGTATAAAGTGTATCGAGGCTGTTATAATGTAAATGCTATAAAAGTTTCTTCTGATTATGGTCCCTGGTTTGACGATATGTATCCAGACTACGGTATTTTTGATAAATCTCCGTATCTATGGAACTTCAATAAAGTAGTTCAAGAAGAATACGACCAGCTCATTGTCGTCGAGGGTTTTAAAGCTGCATTGTATTTAATACAGAATGGACATCAAAATGTTGTAGCTCTTATGGGCAGCAATCTATCAGATGATCAATTAAAACTATTAAGGAGATACAAAATAGATGTTTTATTGATGTTAGATAACGATATCGGTGGAAACGCAGGAACAAGAATTTGTATCAAAAAAATGTTTGAGTATTTACCCTTATTTAAAGTAAACTATGAAAGTAAACAGCCAGACGATCTAACAAAAGATGCTTTAGACAAAGCAATTACTGGCAAACAAAAAGTACTGAAAACGGACTGGTTACAGTCAAAGGAACAATAAAAAACAAATGAAAATCTCAACACTATCTCCAGTAACATCTCAAAAGAAGGCCAATACAAAAATTCCAGGAAAGAAATTTTGGGAGTATCTCCGAATCGGAAAGACGATTGAGCCTGTTCTATTTATCAACCTGAATGAAGAGGGATATACTTCTCTCGCCGACGGCGAAAAGAAGGAAATGAAGGAATTTTATCTTCACACTACTCTAAAGAAGGTTGATGGAAAAGACACATATCCAGAAATCGTCTGTACTGCTGGATGTGACGCATATAATCAAAAGCCGTGTCTTGGCTGCTTTATGCAACAGAACTTTAAGTTCCAGAAGGGTGTTATCAATCCTTGGAAGCGAAAGCAAACAACTAAGTGGACCGTTCTTCATCTAGCTTGGTATTACAAGGTTCCCCGAAAGGACGATAAGGGTGAACAAGTAGTATATAACGACCAACCATCATTTATTCATGTTCTTCAGACAGAGGCGAGCGCTGAGAAGTATGAAGGTACTTGTGAGAAGTACTTTGGTAAGGTTCTAAAGATGGATCTTGGAAGTGCTCATAGTAAGGGACTTCTCAATATTCGTAAGAATCTATACTGGACTTGTCAGGGTTGTATGATGAAGATTGTTACTAATAACCTTTCATGTTCAGAATGTGATAAGGAAATTATGAAGGTAAATATTCTCGCCGCCGAGGGAAAGACTCTCGACGAGAAGCTTGATAGTGTTCGTATGCTAGTCGGAACTCCTCATGGCTGTGTGTGTGGTTATCGAGGAACAATGGTTGAAGGTAATGATTGTTGTTATACAGATGATTACAAGCAGAAGAAGCGCGGAAAGAAGTGTCCATTTGATGCACCTGTTCGAGGAGATGTCTTCGGTACGGTTACTCTTCTAACAAAGGAAGGTGAACAAGCATCTTCTTCACTAATTATGAAGAACTTCTACTCTATCTATAATCAAGCCGGAGATCGAGTATACGATCTTCCCGTAGAAGTGCTTGATGAATATCCAAATATGGAAGTAGATAAGATTCTAGATATTATCAAGGCGCGCGCTGTTAGAGAAGCTCTTGACGGCGGTATCAATCTCGATCTAGATAAGGAGATTGATTCATTCATGTTACCAGTTGAGCAGCAAGCGGAAGTACTCGGCATTCCAATGCCTCAAGCACTTTCATCCGGTCCTCGTCTACCACAGCACTAGAAATAACAACTAAATAAAATACTTTTTGGGCCTCTAAGTGAGGCCCTTTTTGTTTAGGAGTACTCATGTCTTGGATAAAGATTCCACCTGTAAAGTGGATAGATTCCAATGAAGATGCAGAATATGTAGCTAAGTATTTTAGCGGCAAAAAGTATATGGCGTATGATACTGAGACAACCGGCTTAAATAAACTCAAAGATTATCCTCTTATCTTTTCTATGTCAGACGGAGTAGAAAGATTTGGAGGATTAGCTGGTTATCTTCAGCATCCGGCCATTAAAGGTTTATTAGAGAGTGATATTGTTAAAGTTGGTTCCAACATCAATATCGATCGTCATTGGTCAGAGAATGTAGGTGTTTATCTTGGCGGCGAATTTGTTGATACAGTCCTTACTGACTGGCTAATCGACGAGAACCGTGAAGGTAGACACGGTCTGAAAGATTGTGCTTATGATTACTGTGGAATTATTATGAGAGACTTTCAAGATGTCTTCCCTATGAAGCGTGCGACGAAGAACAGCCCAGCAGAAACTCCCAAAGATGCTATCGAGAGAGAACTTGCTTCTCCAGAAGGTTTTGAGAAAGCAAAACAGTATGCTGGGTTAGATGCTTTTGCTAACTATAAGGTTTTCGAGAAGCATAAAGAAATTTTAGAAAAGACTGTTATCTTCGTCGATGATTACGGTCGCCCAGCACGAAATCTATGGGATCATTATGTAGATTTTGAAATGCCGATTATTAAAGTTCTATACAACATGGAAAGACGAGGCATTCGTATTAGTAGCGGATATCTAAGGCAGATGTCCATCGTTGCTGGTAAGAAGCTTGTTGAATTAGAAACACAATTTCACCGTCAGATGGCAGAGAAAGGTTATGATAAATTCTTCTCTGCGCCAATTAACTTAAATTCATCAGCACAGTTACGAAAACTGTTCTACGATATTATCGGTAAAGTACCTTTCAAATTTACCAAGAAAGATGATCCATCTACCGATTCGGAAGTAATTGAGAAATTTGCCGAAGAAGGTGATGAATTTGCATTACTACTTTCTAGTTATAAAGATGTAGTAAAGACGAAGACAGCCTTCTTAGACGGGATTCAAGAAGAGTTATGTAATGACGGGAAAATCCATCCTTCGTTTAAGAAGGTAACTGTTTCTGGTCGATTAAGTTGTACGAATCCAAATATTCAACAAATGAAAAGAATGTCTGAGGATGAGTTTAAAATCAGACAAGCTTTCGTAGCTGATCCCGGTTATATTATGGGAGCGGTTGACTTCAGCCAGCTTGAGTTGTTTATTCTAGCTCACGTATCTGGTGACGAAGTTATGATTGATGCTTTTAATAATGATAAAGATTTACACTTAATTGCAGTACACCATATCTTTGGTTACGATTACGATACTTGCGTCGCGGCGAAAAAGAAAGAAAAGAAGGTTGGATTATCTGGGCTAACCAGCGACGAGCTATTAATTATCGTACTAAGAACTGCTGTAAAGAGAATCTGGTACGGACTCAACTACGGTATTGGTGATGAGAAACTAGCTCTAAATCTAACTGCTGACTTTAGAAAGGCTGACAAAGATGGACGCAACTTACAGTGCCCTCGTTGTAAAACTGTATATCCGCTAGACTATCTTAATAGTTATGGTAATGCCGAGTGTATTCATGTTGGCGGATTTCCTGTCGATGATAAGTACGTAGATTCAAAAGTTATTCGTCAGCGTCGGTTAGAATACAAACAGAGTGAAGATAGAGATGAAGATAGATATGCTCTTGATATTGTACTAAGAACCGTCTCGGAGAAAGAGGCCGCTAGTTATAGAGAGAAGCTACTTGGAGTATTCAAGAAAGCGTCTCAATGGTTAAATAATCAAGTAAAGATTGTTAATACAGAGAAGAAAGTACAATCTATTCTTGGAAGATTTAGACGATTAAATTCTGTTGATTCTACGTATCGCGGCGATAAGAGTAGAGCCGAGAGACAAAGTAAGAACGTCATTCAAAATCATGCAGCGGATATTGTAGGACAAGTAATGGTACTTGTTGATAATGATGAACAACTGAAAGCTGGCGGATTTCAGTTATTAGGTCAAATTCATGATGAACTTCTATTTCAGACGCCGGATACAGAAAATGCGCCCAATATGTTAAACAGATGCAGAGAAATAATGGAAAAAGGTTTCAGTGAAACTGTAATGCCATTAAAAGTAAACCTAAAAGCAGAAGGTACTTTAGGGCTTTCTTGGGGAGATTGTAAATAAATGAAAGTAGTAATTAGTGGGAAGTTAGTCTGTACGTTTGATAATATAGTTATTGAAGTAGCTGACGGTTCGTTAGAAGATGCGACTGAGTTGTTGGAAGACGGTGTGTATGATCCTAAGTTACTAGAGATGTTAGTAGATAATGGATCTATTGAAAGCTGTCAGATTGATGAGGTAAGTAAAGATGAATAATAAATACTCCGACTGGATTCCTTTTGGAAAATACTGGAGCTATGAAGTAACAAACATTGAAATTGATAAAGCATTACGAAGTAATGAACATTGGAGAGAATTAGATTTACTTCTACAATCTGTTGACTTGAAAGTTGGCGATGGAGATGACTATTTAAGGGAATTGCAAGTTGAATATACTAAAAATAAGCGACAGGTCAAAGAAGTACTAGTTGTAGATAAGAGCGATGAGTTCCTTGGGCGGAAGGATGTGAAAGCATTCGATGCCACGAAATATAAGATAACTCCGGCTCCTGTAGTATCTACTAATTACTTGGAAGATATGCAGACTATTTTGGGTGATGAGACTTGGGAAAAACACGAAGAGTTTAAAACCCATTACTGGAAATTATTCTATAAACAGCAAGAAAATTTAAAGTTACACAAAGAAGTTATTGATGAAATTGCTGACATAGAAAGAAAGATTGTATCTGACTTAGTAATTAATAAAAAGGATAACTCTTTTCTAGGTCTTGGTTTAAACAAACCTGGAACTGAGTTCTGTGTAACATCGGCGCGAATACGTAATGATTTTCCTGGTGAAGAAGACATATACAAGGTTCATGGAAAAGATGATTGTAGAACCTTTGATCCAGATGCATTAGTTACGAAATATAGAGTACCTCTAGAAAATGTACCTAATTAAAGAGGCTTTTACTAAAGATAAGAGTAGACATTATTATGATTTATATTTATGTAAGTGTGGTTCTTTCTCCTCGCCGCGCCGAGGCAAGAAAGTAACCTGTAAACAGTGTCAAGATAAGAATTTCAACGCATATTCTTGTTATAAGAAACTATATGGGAAATATTATAGATCGTCTTGGGATAGACATTTAAGTTTTTCATTAAATATTAACGAGTTTATCTTGTTAGTTAGTTCAGCTTGTCATTACTGTAAAATGAAAGATAGTAACTGCCTTACTCTGAAAAGTGGTAAGAAGTTCTATTATAACGGTATTGATCGTCTTGATAATGACGTTGGTTATCAAAAGGAAAATTGTGTGTCTTGTTGTAAACAATGTAATTTCTCTAAGCGCAATTTATCTATAAAAGATTTTTTTGAATGGATTAAACGAGTAGCAAAGAACGTAATAAAGGAACAGTAAAATGCAATTAGGAAAAGTTCGACACATTAATAAGGTGATTTCTGCTCAGGCCGATTATGTTTGTGAGTTTTCTGGAACAACGATCAATGTTGGTGATAGTTATTGGCGCATTACGTTTGTAGAGGCCGGATTTGAAGAAGGTGAACTGTCTTATGAAATTGAAGGGCATAAGACGGTGAAGATTTGTATGACAGCTTTTGAAGACTTTGTTAAGTCCTGTTTGTATGTAGATCTGAACGGTAAGGGTAAGGAAGAGTTTGAAAAGGATCTTGCAAATGTAGAGAAGGCTCTACATACCTTCTGGGATAAGCACAAGGATACTCCAGGTATTCAAGATCTGATTAATAAGAATCGTTCTCGTATTACTCTTCCATAATTAAATAACACCTTTATGTACTCATTTTGTTTTTAGGAGTCTGAGTAATGGCGAAAAAGAAAGTAGAAAAGATTGATACTTCCGAACGAAGGAAGTTATTAGAAAATGTTGTTGAAGATATCAATAGAAAGATTCCTGGCTCTATTGGATTTGCTGAAGAGACAGATGGAAGTTTTATTCTTCGGCGCGCAACAGGAATATTATCATTAGATACAGCATTGAGAGGTGGTTTTCCGAGAGGAATCATTGAGATTATTGGTGAGCCTAATATTGGTAAGACAGCTCTCGTATGTAAGACCGCTGTGGAAATTCAGAAGAATTATGGTAATGATTCGTGTATTGGAATCATTGCTATCGAGAAGTTTGATAAGAAGTTCTGGAAGGATTTGGGCCTAAAGATTTCTTTCAGTAATGAGGAAATCAAGTATATGGAGGAAGGTCTTGGTAGAAAGCTTACCGAAGAAGAACTCGCTGCATATAAAGAGCAAGTAGGAAATATCGTTCTTTCTCCGGCGCTAACTATCGAAGATGCTCTTGAAGTTTGTCTTGGAATGGTGAAGTCGAAGCTATTTCAATTGATTATTATTGATTCTATCGGCGCTGTCGTCACTGAGGCGCAAAATGAGAAGACTCTCGACGAGAAGACATATGGCGGTATTGCTGGACCGATGGGAACATTCGTTAATAAAGTAAATCTACTAAACGAAAATACCACCATTCTTATTGTTAATCAGCTTCGAGACAATATGAAAATGAAGACGCCATTTGATGATCCTTACAAGGAAGCTGGTGGATGGGCACTGAAGCATGCAAAGCTTGTGTCTCTTCGTATGACTCGTGGGGAGCAGATTAAGAAGAAAGTACAGACGAATGATCTAATTATTGGTAGATATGTAAATTGGAATGTGAAGAAGGGTAAAGGTGGAACTCCCGAAGGAAGTAAGGGTAGTTATCCTTTCTATAAAGGTAAGTACGGATACAAGTTAGGTATTGATGTAGAACAAGATATTATTCTTACTGCTGTTGATTATGACGTTGTTGAGAAGGCGGGAGCTTGGTTTTCCTATGGCGGCGAAAGAGTAGGACAAGGTTTGGAAGATTCTGCTGAATTTCTAAGGAAGAATCCTAAAGTTGCCGAAGAGATTGTTAATAAAGTATGGGAACTAGATAAACAGAAGAATAATTACGTATTCGTAAATAAAGAGGTTCAATAATGACAGATGTAGTCTGTATTGGTCGCAATATTAAAACAACACCTATGGAAGAGATTAGGTGGCAGAACTTTATTAGTGATTTATATGAATCGTTTGTGGATGTATACTTTAGCGGCGGCGGAAAAGGTATTTATAAAGAAGGATGTGAAGATTCATATTGTATTGTAGGTATGTTACATCCTGGCGCGAATTTAGCCGATCTCGCTAAGAAATATGAACAAGAGTCCATTGCTGTAGTTAGCGCTGAGACTAAGTTCGTATCTGCTAAGAAAGCCAATGGCTAAATATCTATCAAAGTGTTTAAAGTGTGGAGAAGTTTATGAAGCATATACTGGAGGTCTTCCTTGGTGCAGTGTATATTGTCAGTTCGATGAAAACTCTGTTGAAGATGAGCCTGTAGAAAAGAAAGAAAAGAGTGAAACCTCTAAATAAAGAGATTTCCGAGAGGCAGGAGAAAGAGATAGCCAAAGAGACTGGAGGAGTGCTTATTCCTCTTTCCGGCGGCTTAAAAAATGCTACTGCCTCTTGGAAAGGTGATGTAAACACTAATTTAGAGAAGTTCGAGTGTAAAGTAACTCGTAAAGACAAATATGTATTAAGATTCAAAGACCTTATTAAACTACGTTCACATTCAGCTAAGCATAATAGAAAAGGTGTTTTTCTATTTGAATTTCTAGAAGGTCCGTATGCTGATAAATATGTATGTTTATATGAAGATAATGATGAAGATATTAATGAAGCAAAAGGTCTAACTTTTCATGCCAAAGAACTCTTCGAGGCACAGAAAGAAAATAGTTGCCTATTAAAGTTTAAATATAGAGATTACTACTCACCTAAAGGTATATCAGTATACAGTTTTAGGACGTTTATGAAGATGCGAAATATTGATACATAATTGTGGTATAACTATTATATGGCAAAAATTGAAACCGACTCTGTAAAAATAGTTGTAAATGTGGATGCACCTCATGTAAGAACCGAGAAGGTGATCGCATTTAGAGCTGAAAACAATACTTTCCTTATATCTTGTGCGCCTATATATAGTAACATAAACTTTTTTGATTATGTTAAGGCGGAAGAAAATGAGTACGGTGAGCTTGTATTCACCAAAATAGTAAAATCCGGTGGATACAGTAAATATTGTGTTATCGGCAAAAAAGAAAATATAGACAGGCTTAGACAAGAAAAAATTATTCTAGAAGATGTCACTAACATACTTGGTTCTAATGTCTACTACATGATGTTGAGTAAAAACGACAGTAAAGAAGAGGTACTAAAAAAGATTGTATTTAATAAAGTGTATAGCCCGATGTTAGCTAAAGAAGTAATCACCGATATACATGAAGGTATTCCTGATATTAGGCTTGAATACCATACCAGGGGCGCAAAAAAGTTAGTAAAACCTGAAAAGGTAATGGAGAAATATATCTTTGGTAAGGATAAACGGGATTAAAGAATTTATGTCTCTCCGCGAAGAGCAGCAAAGTGATATTCTTCGCGGACTCCAGTTTAAGGAGAGGTTGTTCTCCTTTTTAGAAAACAGACAAAGTAAAGAGATCAAGGAGAAGCGCCAAGTAGATTGTAAGCATTGCTGTGGCTCAGGAAAAATTATTTTAGAACCTCGTAACAATGCTGATATTCACGCATCGCAAATTCATCTCTGTCCCCGTAAGTTATGGTTTGATCTAAAGGGATATGGTAACAAGTATTCTCAGAAGCCTGCTCCACAGCTTCAGTTGATCTTTGATCATGGCACGAAGTTGCATGATATGCTTCAAGAATACGGTATGCAAGGAGCTTGGAAATCTGCTGATTTCACTACATATCAGCCGGAAGCTAAATTACTTCCGACTAGAGAAGAGTGTGCTGAGAAGGGTGTAGATTTTTATCCCTTGGCGGCAAAATTTAGAATTAGAAGTTCTATTGATGCTGTTATTAAGAATTTTGTTGTAGAAGGTGTGAGAGGACTTGGTACTGTCGTAATTGATGTTATCCAAGAAATTAAAAGTATCTCTTCAGCAGGTTTGGCTAAACTAGATGGGCCAAAGCCTGTACATAAGAAGCAAGGGACTTTATATCAAGCTGTAACCAATATTCCTATCTGTGTATATATGTATTATGGAAAGGACGATGGTAAAGGTGGAGAAGGAAATCTTAAATTCTATGCTCAGCGCTTCGACGGATATGTTTGGGCAGAAGTAGAAGATAAGATTAACGAAGTTCTTCTTATGGAAGATGAAGAAGATCCTGACTTTGCTATTCCTATTGAGAAGACAGCTTGGACATACGACAAGGCAGAGTGTGTTGGTACTCAATATAATAGTCCGTGTCAATACTATGGGACGGTTTGTAAACCGAGTGATATCGTGGAAGCTTCTTTAGTAACCGCGCGCAGAGGTAGAAAAAAGAAGAATGAGCTACCAAAAGATTAGTGACATCTGTAGTAAGATTGGAATTACTGTCGGTAAGTATGAAGATGACGGTTCGTTTACAGGAAATCTTGTAAAAGGACAAGAACCAGATTTACCCGAAAATATGGATGATTTATCTGCTGAACAACTTGGTTCTTTATTAAACAAGCATTCTGAGTGGTCTAATTATCTAAAGAGTAGGTTGACTGAGTATCAGGTTGCTCTTCAGAATATTAGTGCTGATATGGATAATTACTCTGCGGCAAAATTAGTTGAAGGCGGCGCAGATGAAAAGGTTACATTTGCAAAAGCTAAGTTAAGAGTTGATAGAGACTATCTAGAAAAGATGGCTATGAGAGATGATATCAAAGCAATCTGCACCATGCTTGAGAATGCGGTAGCCATTTCTGAAAACCGTGTCTCTGCTATTTCTCGTAATAT